ATCATAAGCCGCAATTTGTGTAAAATCCATAGTGTCTGGCATATACAAAGTTACAGTTTTTTGTGGTATCTTTTGTGTGGCCAATAAATTTTGTGCTTTTGAACCAATATCTTGTAAAGTTCCCACTACACCTTTTTCTTTTATTGCTTGTTTGGTTGCATTAAAAACCTCAACACCTTCTTTTATAGTATCACCAACAGCTTTCTTAATGACACCAGAATTTTCAAAAGCTTTTGTCGTAAATGTCGCAGCTTCTTGGCCAAGTTGTGCTAAATCAACAGATTTAACATTTGAAATTTGAAAAATGACCGAATGACCTTTTGCACCTTCCGCATTTAGGTCTGCTGGGTATTGAACTAATGAATAGTCATATTTTGACTTGGCCATTAGTGATAATGGACCTATGGTTAACGGTTGAACTGCCATTGTTTATTCTTTATAAAAAAAAGTTATACATAGTATTTATGGCATATTCTGGAATCTTCCGACCCCGTAATCCTCACAAATACATTGGGGACCACACAAACATAGTATACCGCTCTTCTTGGGAGTGTAAGTATATGGATTGGCTCGACCGAAATCCAGACGTATTGTCTTGGGCTTCTGAGGAACTGATTGTACCTTACAAATCTCCTGTCGATGGACGAATCCACAGGTACTTCCCTGACTTCCTAGTAAAACTACGCACATCCGATGGTAAATTACGTACCATGATGGTGGAAATCAAACCTAAGAAACAGTCACAACCACCAGAAAAACGCAAAAGAATCACCAAACAATATGTCAATGAAGTTACCACATGGGGTGTCAATCGTGCCAAGTGGAAAGCAGCAATCGAACATTGTAAAGACCGTGGCTGGACATTCATTGTGATGGCATCCGACACAGGTGCCACATTTGAAACCTTGACTGAAAACGATTTACTACTGACCTAAATATAACATGACAACAGAATCACTCTTAACCAAACTAACGAAACAACGTACCGCAGCTGAGTATCAGATGCTTAGTCGTGAGTCTATAACTTGGTTAAAGACTAAGATTGCAGAGATTAGACGACCATCGACTATTCCTGTAACAATCAAAGGCGAAACATATAGAAATACGACCAGATTCTTAAAAGGTGGCCTGTATTTCTTCTATTACAATCCAAAAGGTAAGGCAGAATTGCCATACTATGACGCATTTCCATTGGTTCTTGTGTTAGACCGTCATTCAGATGGTTTTCTTGGATTGAACCTACATTATTTACCAGTTAAACAACGTATTCTCTTATTGAGTAAACTTGTGGCATACGGTGGAGTTTACACCGAACAGGATGAACTAAAACGTGTCCGTATAACTTATGATATTTTACAATCAACCAAGAGATTCAAAGAATTTAGACCTTGTCTAAAGAAATATTTATACCATAACGTAAAATCTAAGATGTTGGCAGTTCAACCAGATGAATGGGACGTTGCAACAATGCTTCCAACCCATCTGTTTAAGAAAGAGAAAGCACCAGCAATCTGGAAAGAATCGATGCAAGAAATTAGGGAGAATTCATAAATGGCAGGTTCAATCGCCGATTTCAAACACAGTTTTACAACAGACATTGCACGTGCCAATAGGTTTGATGTTCTGATTCCTATACCATTTGTTTTAGTTGGTACACCTTATGTCTCCGCAAAGAACTTAACATATCGTTGTGAAAATGCCAATTTACCTGGTCGTACCATGGCCACGGCAGACCAAAAGACATACGGACCAATTGAAAAGTTTCCATATCTAATGACATACAATGATATGGACTTGACGTTTCTAATTGATGACGATATGAAACAGAAGTACCTTTTTGATGGTTGGTTAGACCTCATCAATCCATACTTGAACAACAACTATGGTTACAAAGAAGAATACGCAACAAACATCACCATCAATCAGTATGATGTTTCGAACAAATTATCCTATTCTGTTGACTTGATTGATGCATATCCCATTTCAGTCAATCAGATGGATTTAGACTGGAGTAATGACGGGTTTCATAAATTGACCGTGACATTTGCTTATACCTATTGGAAAAACAATTCGTTATTTTCCTATTCTTGATTACACTAAGGAGTTATTATGGCTTTACCAAAGCTTGAAGTGCCAACATTTGAAATTGAATTGCCACTTTCTAAAAAGAAAATTAAGTACCGACCGTTTCTCGTAAAAGAACAAAAGGCCTTATTGATGGCCATGGAATCTGGTGAAGCGGCAACGATTCAACATAATGTGCGTGAGATTATCAATGCATGTACCTTGTCGGAAGACTTTAACATTGACAGATTGCCAATTATTGATGTTGAATACTACTTCATCAATCTGAGGGTTCGTTCTGTTAGTGAGATTGCAGAATCACGTTATCGTTGTAATAATGTTGTGGAAGATAAAGAATGTGGTAATACAATGGATGTCAAAGTTGATTTGACAAACATTAAGCCGGTTACAGATGTTATTGTGGATCCTGAGATTCATTTGACAGATACGATTATTGTTAAGATGAAGTATCCAGAATTCTCATTGGTGAAAGATTCTATCAATATTGATAGTATCACCGATGTTACATTCAATATGGTGGCCAGTTCCATCGAATACATTTATGACGGTGAGCAATTCTATTACTCACATGAAGTACCGCATGAAGAAATGGTTGAGTTTATTGAGAGATTGAACCAAGAACAATTTGATAAGTTGGAGAACTTCTTCAACAATATGCCTAAGTTGAAACAACATGTGGCAATGAAATGTTCTAAGTGTGGTTTTGACCACTCGTTTGATGTGGAGGGTCTCGAAAATTTTTTCGGCTAATCCTGCGTTATGATGATTTGAGAAATTACTATAAGACTAACTTTTCGTTGATGCAACATCACAAATATAGTCTTACAGAATTAGAAAACATGATACCGTGGGAAAGAGACATATACGTTACATTATTGATTCAATTTATTGAGGATGAAAACCAAAAACTGAAAGAACGTCAGAGAAAATAATAAATGGAAAATCAGAGCGTTTTAAGTCCTTTGATGGATAGAATGTCAAAGATGGTTGTCAACATTGGCAAACCAAAAGTCTCATCACAGGCAAAAAATACTGCAGCAGCTCTGCAAACAGTTTCTCAACCATTGGGTTTGGAAGATAGTTCTTTTTCTACACCAGAACAAACACTAGGTCACATATTTCAACTGATGGTTGAAAATGATGGTATGCGTGAAATGGATCATATAGATGATTTGAAACGCCTAGACCGAAAAAATCGTGATGAAGAATCTCGTCACAAAGAAATATTAAAGGCTCTTACAATAAGAAGACCACCAAAAAAGAAAAAGGTCAAAGAAGAAAAGCCTAAAGAGAAACCAAAGAAGAAGGTTGAAGAACCAACTCCGACTCCAAGTCCAACGCCACCTACTCCCACACCTACAACACCTCCAGCTGTGCCACCAAAGGCACCACCTACAACCACACCACCAAAGGCACCACCAACCGCAACACCGACTGTATCAACATCAAAAGTTCCTACAGCAGTTAAAGTTGGTGTTGGCGTAGCAGCTGCAGGCACAGCAGCTACTGCAATTGGTGGTGCTGAGTCTGGCGGTAACTATGATATTACTTTCGGTGATAGAGTTGATAAGAGTGGTAAAATAGTAAACCAAAAAGGCTTTGAAACACCAGAGTCTAGATATGGAACAAAATTAACAAATCTGACTTTGGCTCAGGTTGATGAATTAGGCAAATATAGAAATAGTAAAAGTCCAAACTCTAGTGCGATGGGTAAATATCAGTTTATGAATAGCACTTTGTTTGGCCGCACAGATAAAAATGGAAAGCTAATACCTGGTCTTGTTCAACAATTAAAATTGGACATGGACACAAAGTTCACTCCAGAGGTGCAAGATAAGTTATATAAACTATTACACGATAATGATATTGCAACATTGAAACGCTTGGGTGTGCCTATTACTCCTGGTTATGAATATATGGCACATTATATTGGTGCTGGTGGCGCAGCTGCTGTTCATAGTAGAATAAATCAGAATATGACAGTTGCAGAAGCAATGGCTGATGCAAAATTAACGCCTCCAGGTAAAGAAAATAATCCAGAACTCTACACAATAAAAACTTCAGAGTTTGAAAAAGTATTAGAAAGTCGTTTGAATAAGCATGGTCTATCTTCTCCACATTCATCAAATGTTGGAGAAAAGGTAACTCAAACGTCAGTTGAGAATGAAAATATTAGAAGGCAATTAAATGAAAAAAGTGATGTGAATAATGTTTTGAATAATACCGTAATAAACGCACAATCACCACAACAAGGTTCAAATAGTCCTGCCGTTAATGATAAATCAGCAATGGAAAATAAGAAGAATAACAAATGACAATCAATTACCAACAAGCCAGACGAATTAGAGGCACTTCATTAAGTGATTTGTTTGCCGACCAGTTAATGCAACAAGACACCGGTGTTCTTGGTGCGCTTGGTAAAACAATATCATTGAAAGCTCGTGCAAGAGTAAAGGGTTATAAAGAAAAGTTTGACCCATTACGTATTGCCAAATTTTTAACTTTTGGTTCTTCTATTGGTCCTGCCTTATATGGTAAATTGCGTGGTAGAAGTCAGGATGATATCAAATATTTTACCGGTCGTTCTAGACCAATTTTTGAATCCAAGAACAAAGCTGAAAAGATTAAAAATGTTCCAGGTGGAAGTGCCGACTTAACTCCAATAAATGATATGTTGGTGAAAATCTATAGGTATATGGAAACTTCACATGATAGTGATGTGAAAAGAAAAGAACTTGAGAACAATAAAAAAGAAGAAAATGATTTAGAAGAAGCCAAGCGTCATAAACAATTTATGGAAGCCTTGGCTAAACTCACAGGTTCAAAATCTACTGCAACAAAACTACCACCACCAAAAGATGGAAGTCCTTCATTGTTTGATAGTGTAAATGATGCACTAGAAACATTGGGTGATAAAGCCAAGAAGTTTTTGGATGGTCTATTTGGTAAAGGTGCTAGAGTTGCTGGTGAACAGGTTGCTAAAAAAGGTGCTGAGAAAATAGTTGCCAAAGAAGCAGGTAAAGTTGCCGCTGAGCAAGGTGCCAAACAAGTTGCTAAAATTGCTGGCAAAGAAGCAGTAGAAGCTGCTGTTAAGAAAACGGTAGTAAAAAAAGGCCTTGGCTCGGTATTAAAGAAAATACCACTACTTGGTGCTGGTGTTGGTTTGTTATTTGGTGTCAATCGTGCTATTGCAGGAGATATGACTGGTGCCGCTATCGAAGCCGCTTCTGGTTTAAGTGGAACTCTTCCTGGTGCAGGTACTGTTGCTTCTATCGGTCTTGATATAACAAATGCCGCAAGAGATGTTTATAAAGAATTGTATGATGTTTATCCATACTCCGAAAAAGATGACCCAACATTACGTCAACAAAGGTTGGATGCAATTTATGATGAGTTGAAAATGTTAATGGGTCCTGATTCTTCGAAAAAAGAAAATAATACAGTACCTAATCAACCTACAACAGAACCACCTAAGGCAACAACACCTGTATCAAAAGGTCGTGGTGGTTATTCAAAAGCATCTACAACATCTAATCCAAATGCTCCGTCATCTCGCTTTATGACGGCATCAAATACAAATAGAGATTTGAAGTTACCATCAGCACCTGCAGCAACTACTACTGTTAATAACACATCGGTATCAAAAGGTCCAAAAGTGACACCAGTTAAGAAACCTGTACCGAATGTGCGTAACCAAGAAGAAACATTCCGTAGATTGATATACAACTCAACTAGAGTCGTATAAATGAAAAACCCCGCACTAGGCGGGGTAAAACACTTCAGGAAAAGTGAAAATGTTTTATTCTTCAGCTAACTTAGCGAAATACTCCAAGTCATCATCTTCAGTAGAGACCAACTCAGGATCAGGTGCCTTAGCCTTAGGCATACTACGTGCTTGTTCAACAGTAGTCTTTGCAACAGGTTCTTCACCATTCAATCCCAATACTTTCTCTAAACGACCTTTGAGGTCATCATAAGACTTGAATTCTTTGTCAGCAGTCAACTCTTTGAGAGAGTATTCTGACTTCCAAATCTTTTCAAGTTCATCATCATCACTTGATAATGGTGATGGAGAAGCAAACTCAGACTTGTCATAGTTTTGGTAACCCTCAACTTTACGAATCTTCAGTTTGAAGTCTGCACCCTTCCAGAAGTCAAACGGATTGATTGCCGTTTCATCTTCAAATTGTGGGTTCATTGCTTCTGTGATTTTATCAAAAATCTTCTTACCAAACTTAAACAACTTAACTTGGCCTTCGTTCTCTGGATGTTTTGGATCCGAAACGATATACACGTTAGCGATGTAGTTTAGTTTACGTTTTTGTTTACGCACAACATCTTTGTTGGCTTCGATGCCAGAATTCCACAACTTGTTGTTGTGTTCACAAACTGGACATTGTTGGTTCTTTGTGGTCAAACAGTTATCAATTAACCAACCACCTGGACCTTGAAATCCATGAGAAAATACTTTAGCCCAAGGCAATGCATCTTCACCATCAGCAGCTGCTGCGGGGAGAAAACGAATCGTAGCCATGCCGTTACCAGCTTTGTCTACTTCTGGTCGCCAGAATTTTTCTTTGGAGTCGGAACCATCTGTTGAGGCATTGAGTTGCTCGATGGCTTTAGTGAGTTTGTCTAGGTTACCAGACGATTTTTTGAGGTTAGAAAAGTCTACCATATTATTTCCTTATTAAACGGTGTATGAACGGATTATCCACTTTATGCATCATATAAACTTATTTAGGCAGCAATTTAACTCTGCCAAGGTTGTTTTAGCACTCTTGTGATGAATGCCAATACCACCTGCCTTACGCCAATCTTCAATAACACTATATGTGTCATCAATGATTACGGAAGTTGGTGTAGCCCACGCATATTTGTGCCTTTTTCCAGGTACAAATACTTGTTGCCAATATATTCTCTGAGACCATAACCAGATTGTCTTTTGTTGTGATATCTTGTCATAGGCTTCAGGATATGCGGTTGAAGATAGTATGCCTTTCGGTATGTCTATCTGTTTGAGACCATTAACCAATTCATTAAAATCTTCCATTGGGTCTAGTGATGCAAATTGCTTCGTATCAATAAAATCATTAAAGTTTTCACGGAATTTACTACGGCGTTCTCTTTCAGAGATTGTACCGTATAGTGATGCATAACGTTTTTCAAAGTCACACAAAACACCATCCATGTCAACATAGATTTTAGTTATTGGCATACTCTCTCAAACTCTCTTTCAAAACGGCCTTGAATTTGGCCTTATCATATTCCACGAATGGAGTATATTTCAAACACTTTCTTTCAAAGTCTGGCCAGATAATCGTATCATTTATCTTTTTGTGCCACATAGGAAAGAAATTCATAATGTCATTCATTATAACCAATGTCTCAATAGCAATGTTACCTTCCATCGTTTCTTTCAGTAGAATAGGATGTTGACCATCTTCTACCACAAGTAACTCGTTTGGTGATTGTGTTGCATTAAGTAAACCTATTATATCTTGTTCAAAGAGGTATGTCAAGCTCTGGTTTCTTTTTTGCCACTTCTTGTATGTTTCTTCACCTTCCACGGTCAGTAAATCACCGACCCATGTGGATGTTTTGGTAAGAAAGTTGGCAATATAAAAAGACCGTAGTTCTTCTAAGTTATACTTCCTAGAAAGCCTATAGAACTGGTACTTGTCTTTGCGAGTCATAAAAGTATTCTTCGATACATTGGTCTTACCGTTGTACCGAAAGAAATCGTATGAGTCGGATGTAAAGTGTAGTTTCAGAGCATTCCATAAAGCAAAGGCAGAGAAACCGCTGGTTTCTTCATAGTCAAAGCTCATATCGGCAACTTAGAAACTTTCTTTAACATATTTAATTCCTGAGCTTCCTCACGAATCTTACTCTTGAGTGCGGAAGAAACCAATGTGGATGCCACATCTACTTCCATGCCTGTTTGTTCACAATGATGTATGATGGCATCCAAATGGTTGACTCCCAATTCTTCTGCAAGATTGGCAATCATTTCACTAAATTCACTTATTTCATTTTTCGTTGGCATTTTAACTTCTTGTGTAAAATAGGTGGTTACCTATCTTTGCGACATACTTTAATTTCCATGCAGGATTAACTGATGTGTTATGGTAATACATTGAGTTTGTTTTGTATATTGTATCATGTAACCTGCCTTCTGTCAAGGCCTTTCTGGCAACAATCATACACTCTTCCCATGCATACTTGTTGGTAACAGGACCAACACGTTCTCCAACCCAACTGAACTGGTATGTTTGATTTACCTTTTGGTATACAACTTCACAAACTGTCCGTGGAAATTGTTTTGAGTTAGCACGGTTCATTGTTACCTGTGCTACTGCTAGTTTACCTTCGAAAGGTTCTTTGGCTGCTTCATAATATATGTTTTTAGCCATACATTGAATTTGCTGTGCTAAATCACCTGATACTTGTTGAACTAAAGATATTGGTTGTTGATGCGAAACTACTGGCAATAACAACATTGATATAATTAGAATGAATTTCTTCATTAAGACTCCTTGTGTGTGTAAAGGGTAAAACCCCTAACCCTCTATGCGCTCTTTGATTTGAGTGCTTTAGCAGCAGGCTCGACCTGCTGAATATTAGATACAAAACCATTCAAGGTTTGAGCCTTGTTGATAATATCTATTTCTGAGGGAATTGTTGGCAAGGCCGGATGTTCAGGTGGTGTTTCACCTTTGGTCTTTGCCGTATCACACTTGATGTTCCAATCTTGTGTGATTTTATCTCGTTGTGCGTTATAATCATCATATAACATATCTTTGGCCATTCTTAATAGCTCAAGACGAATCTCAAAAGGTGTCATGTTTGACATAATTTATCCTGTGTTGTGTGTAAGTGTTGGTGGTTTTTTGAAATGGGTTCCACCGAACCCATATACTTATTTAGGTTATCAGAAACCCATTGTGTATGCGATAGCAACAATCTTCTGGTCGTTGTCACCCTTAACACGATCCAACTTCAATGCAACAGAGTCTTTAGCATTCAATGCATAAGACAAAGCGTAACGCATTGTGTGTGTTTGGTCGTTGTTTTGTGCTGAGTCAAATGCAGAGCGGAAACGATATCCAACTTTAGCAGTCAAACCATAACCGATTGGTGCAGCAATACCTGGTTCCACAGAATAGTATGTGAAGTCAGTAGTGTTGCTATACTTTTGACCGATAGCGGTACGAGCATATGTTCCAAATGGACCTGCTACTGTAGCGCCTGCTTCTAAGCGTGTGCTCAAAGCATTTGTGCCTTCAGTTTGTGCGTTAGAGATAGCCACATCACCGGCAAAGCCTGTGAATTCTTTCTTAACACCCAAAACATATTGCTGTTGTGCAGCAGCTTGATTGTTGCTGATATGTTGACCTTCTAAGGTAACTGTATCACCAGCATAAGCTGATACGCTCAATGCAACCAAAGTTGCGATTGCTAATTTCTTCATTAAAACTCCTTTTTATTTAAATAAAATGTGGTTTGATTCTGTTACGAGGTACAAACCACAAAACCCTAGTCAGCGTTTAGGCTGCCAATGCGAACTGTGAGTCGTTTGCGTTTACTTTGATTTAGTTTTTACACCTACTCTGGTGAGTTGTCCACTTCTGTACTTGTTACCCTGTCGAAAC